TTATTTGTTTTTGAGATATTTTTTTAGAGCCTTAAGTTTTGGATTGGAGATAGGGCAAGTATAATCCGTCCCTTCAAATTTTACCATTGCGCCAAAACTATGTTCGTCATATCCGGCTACCTTGGATACATTTATCAGGTGGCCCGGAGTGGCGGGAAATAAATAAGGAAAAGCCTCCTGGCAGTTGCGGATGGTTAGAGCGACTACATGGAAGCCGTTTGAGTGGTGGAAACGCGGCACATGATAATTCTTTTTAGGGCCCCACATATCCAGATAACAAATATCTTTAGCAGGAAAAAGACCTGACCTAGAATTAACTGTGCCCACAATAAAACGCTGATCATCCGGACGTTTTTTTGCGGCTTCTAATAGTTTAGCCAATATAACTGAATTAAGTTTGTTAACACTGGTATGCATGTCTGTTCCACCGAAAAAAACCTTACCTCCATAGTCGCCTATTTCCGCTCTGGAGACATTTTTTAAATTCACTAAATTACCAGTATCCAGACTAAGGAAATTGGGGAATCCATCGGCGAATTCCCCGTGTGTTGTTGGAGCAGTGAAGTTTCCATCCATTGTAATAAAAAAGGGTATTTCATAATTTGACTTCGGTATCCATCGTTCTACACACACTAAATCATTTTCAAAAAACGAATACCGTTCTCCGTATTGCCCATCTGGCAAAACTTCCGGTGCAAAAATCTCTCTGTTGTCGTTGTCCATTGGGTTTAAATCATTTCTTTAGTTTTAGTTCTTGCGGTACTGGCATTGCGCCTACAAGCGTTTTTTCACATTTAGAGGATTTTTCTGCATCTTGTACCAATCTTTTTGATACAAAACGTGCGATTCCCTTTTTCATCGTTGCTCACCTCCCTTCCACAAGGGTAATAAGAGAACGGTCTGTGCCGTGAAAGATAAAGCAATTACGGGGGATTGGATTAAAAAATTACTAAATACAATAACTAACGAAATCCATTTTAAATACGGATCCAACCCCGAAGGGTTAAGGTCCTCCGATTTGCGAGGGGCTATACAAAGGACAATTACTGCCGATATGGCCGTAAGAAGTAACGTGCCATCATGTCCCAAATGTATCAAAGGAATTGCTGCGAAAAGTGCAGCCGAAAAAATGGCACAGACTGTTAGAGATTTGAAATGCAGCCCTCCCGAAAATTTCCGCAGAACTACAAATGAGAAGAATGCTAATAGGGAATTTAATACTTCACCCACTATCCAACCAAATAGGATCGTTAGTATTAGACCCGAGTACCAATTAAGTTTTATACCTATGGAGTAAGTTAATACCTCCACACTTCCGGGTCCGTCTGGATCAGCTTTTTTTATTGCGGTTGCGATGCGCTTCGAGAGCTTTTCTAGCATCTTCCTCATCACTCCTTTTGGAGAAGATATAAGAAAGGGCAAAAGTGAATACAGACACCAGCAGTATTGCAAGTGGATTTAAATAGTATAACAGTATTACTCCCAAACTTATCGTTACTGTCGAAAACAGAGTGCTTGTTAAGACCATTTTGTTTTCTCTCGTTCTATAGTCTTCTCTCCAGATAAAATCATGGGGAGGCGCCGATATAAAGGAAAACCCAGTTCCATATAACTTAAAAAGTGCGGCTATAAGATAAGTGATAAGTATAGATGTACCTTGCAACAAAAACACTTGCAGATTGGCGTTTTCCTTTAATACGCCAATCTGCATCATGTCAAAAAACTTATATACATAAAAAATAGCCATTTGCATAGTGGCATAGGCACTTATGGCAACTCCCAATATAAAAGCAGACCAGTGCAATTTTATTTTTAATCCTAAACGAAAAAACATTGAAAATAGTGCATACTGCAAAGGTAAGTCCAACTTAGGTACGTTTAGTACAATCCGCATCAAAAAGGATACAAGAGATATAGCAACAGCAAAAAGGATAATCTTATACTTATAGTCCTTTATGGGGAGCATATACAATGCCAAAGGCAGCAAAAGAATAGCTAGTGCATCAAACACCCCAATAATTATATAAAGCAAATTACTTAACACCTCACACCGCCTATCTAATTAATCTACCTTAATTATATAGTGGCGCATGACGTAAGCAAGAGATTTTAAAAATTTGTCGAAACAATATCCTCTAGCTTAATCCAACTAAAATCATCTTCCCCACGAGATAGCTTTACTTCGCGTCTAGCCGTGTTGATTACTGTTATCACACCAGTCATGACCTCATCGTCAAACGGGCTAAATACAGTCACGCTGACAGGCTGGCGTGAGTTGTAAGAGTCTATTAGCGCCTGTTCAATCAATTGCACCTCTTGGTCATCCAGCTCCGGTTTACCGCGCCGCTGACGGTCTTTCATTAAACGTAAGTATCCCTCTTTATGTTCCGGCAGGATAATCCGTGAACTCTCCCATAATCCATTACCCTCAAGTTTCTTTCCCATTGAATCCGCCTCCTGTATTGTTATGCACAAATTATATAGCGAACATTTGTTCCGCACAAGAGTCTTTATATGCCACATCTAAAACTTTCGCACTAGAAAAATATTCCTAGGTCATATATACTAATTCTATAAAATTTTTGGTTAAATAGGGGGAAGAAAGTTGAAAAGGACATTAGGTATCACAGTTGCAGCTATCGCGGCAGTGGTCTTGCTTGCAGGATGTGGAGCTGATAAGACTACAATTAAGGATGAAACTCCTACACAGGCCAAAGTAGAAAGCCAGCCAGCTAAGGACACTCCAAAGGCTGAACCAGCGGCTACTAAAGAAGGTGCTGCGCCTGCTGAAGCAGAGAAAAAGGCCGACGACATTTGGACATATTACAACGATGCAAAATGGACAGACACGTGGAATGGTGTTAAATCTAGTATTGAAAAAGTAGTAGTAACGGATCGCGCCCCTAAAAAAGAGAACCCAAACGATTTCACTGCATCTGCTGTTGGGGTTAAATTTAAAATTGAAAATACCACCAAAAACCTATACACCACTTACCCAGACCAAGCCGAAATTGTTACTTCAACTGGTGAGCAATTAAAACCCGAAATGGTATTGTCCGACCACATAGGCGGGGAAATTGAAGAAGGCGTTATAAAAGAAGGAAATGTAATTTGGTTCCTGAAACGCGGCCATGCCGCAGATATTAAATGGGTTAAAATCAAATGGTATGTAACTGAAGGTGATGGACTGGGTATGGATCAAAAGAGAAAAGAATACTCAGTTAAACTTGAGCTTAAATAAACTCAAATAAAAAAGCCCCGGAGCAATCCGGGGTTTTAATATTTGACTATAGGCAACAAAGGCAATTACATTGCCTGTATAGAATAGATATGATAACATAAGAATAGAAATAAGGGAGACGCAACTCTCCCCTAGAACAACGAAGTGTGCCTTCGCGGCGCGCATATATTACTGTGATTACAGCAAAACCCACCGTAGGCGACCAACCTTTAGCGGTGGGTTTTGCGCTTGTTACGTCTACGTCTGATCCATCGGAAAAACTTGCGAGAACTAAACCAAAGGCTTAGTACCGTTGCAGTTACTTTCAAGAGCAGATAAAGCGTACCAAGTGCAGTCATGGCGGCAATCACCTCCTTTACAGAAGGCTGCGCCGTGACCCCCACCCGTTGTCCAATCCAGATTATACCACAAGTCCTCATGTCGAGGGCTTTTTTTTATTTAAAAGAGCAGTGAGGCCTTATCCCTCCTGCTCTTTTGCTTGTGCAGTCATCCTATTTACCAACACACTTACTGTACATTTCTCTTGCTCTGCCTTCTCTTGGAGCCATTCCAACAATTCCGGCTCAAAATAGATAGCCTCTCTAATCTTCTTATCTTTTTTCGGTGGTCTTCCAGCCATAAAATCACACTCCTGTTATGCGAATTTTACAGCATTTAAAATATTTTTGCAACACTCAATAAAACTATTTACAAAGCATTTTAAATGCTGTAAAATAGAATATGTAAGGAGGTGATATAAATTGAGAGCAATAGATTGGGTCTTGCTCTCCACAGCACTCACAAACCTGATAACTGCAATTATCGGTTTGGTCAAAGTGTTTAAAGAGAGCAAGAAAAACAAAAAAGGAACCAAACGACGCGTGCGGCGCAAACGTTAAGGATTCCTTGGTAGAGGGCGGCTTACATAGCGCCTTCTATACCCAATCATAACATAACGGACTTATATAAACAATCTGGCGGCGGCCTTACGTGGGAGGTAGGAAGGCATGAATAACGAACAATTTATCATTTGGCTTCGTGCTAAATTTGCGGAAAGAGTAAAAACCGGATGTACACCAATGGAGAAGGCTGTTAGATGCATGAAGACGGCTCGTGAGTTTGTGGGTCTGTAAAATGCGGGGCTATATGCCCCTCTATAGGAGGTAACTCTATGTATGATGCAATCTTATGGACCATATCCTTATCTGGCTGGGCAATAAGTATTGTTTCGCTGTTGTTAAGTATCCGCAATTACTTTGAATAAAAAAATGTCCCAGCCGACCAATTAAGGTTAGCTGGGACATTTTGTTCTACTTATTAACTGTTGCTGTATTGGTCTTACTGTTCCAGTCTACTTGAGCGCCCCACGCCTCACCCACAGCCCGTAGCGGAACATACGTCGTACCGTTAATCATCTTAACGTCAGCGATAGTCTTACCATTTACGATTACATTTGCTTTTTCCATAATTTCATCCTTCTCCTTTGTAATATCTGGCTTGTTATACAAGGCTAGCTCTGCCTCTCTGCGTCGCACCAGCCCAGCCAGTACCCTGCCACTGGACTTATTGTACTTTGTGATGTTGGCGGCAATCTGCGTCACTGTGCGACCTTTACAGAGTGCCTTTAGACTACCCGCGCCGCAGTTGTAGCAGAAGCTTGTGAGTGCGTCGAACTGGTTTTGTGTGAGTTTGTCCGTTACCGGGACATACGACGGGTTGTTTACATACGCCTCGTATTTGGCTAAATCCTCCACCAACATAGCATCGGCCTTAGCTTGTGTTATGGTCATGCCTGCTTTAACGTCCTGTCCATAATGGCCCCAACCTATGGTCCACCACTTTTCCGTTTGCACTGGCTTGTAGGCTGTTAAGCGGCATCCCTCAAATGATTTAATCAGGCCTATGCCAGCTTTCGATATTTTACGCATTATTCGTCAGCCCCCTTTTTGGTCTGTTTGACCAGTTGGTTGCCGTAGACAGCAAAAGCACCAGCCAGCACACCCTGGATAACTGCCTGTGGCCCCCATCCTTGCATCCATACCGTAAGCAGCACAGCGACACCAGATACGATATATACGATGCTCCAGTCCGGCACTTTAGGTGTTCGCTTAATTCCGATACCGATAACCCAGCAAACAGCCACAACGATTAACAATTTAGGGTCGATTAACGACCATACAGTATTCCAATCCATTTTATACGCCTCCCATTTTAAGTACGGTGACAATTGCGCCGATCACTACAGCAATAGCTGACCCACTGATTGTGCGCCATAACCACTTTTGACCATCCTCAATCTTGTCCAGCCTATGGTGCGCCGACTTGGAAGATTGCATTGCTTCCCGCGCCAAATCTCGCGTAGCTTCCAAAGTGGCCGCCATAGCTGGTACGCTCTCCAAAGTCTTCTCCATCCGGGCAAGCTGTATTTGTATGCCCATTAGGGCCTTCGTCGTCTCTTCCACAACTGCGCTCACCTCACTTAAATTGTCTTCCATTGGTCCCCGTCCTTTCACATAAATAAGCCCCCGACCACTCCGGGGGCATAAAAATAGCGCATCCCTTTGGGTGCGCTGGTTACACTTGTTCTTTCGGTTGCTCAGGTACTGGATCGGCTGCAAGGTCTGGACGCTTGGAATAAATCTCTGCAAGCACCAAATTGCGGTCGTCCTCTTTAAGAGGATAGCTATCCAAAATCACAATAACGTCCGGTTCTCCGCGCTCCAGCCGGGTAATGCAGGCATTGGCACAGATACGGACTCTCGGCATAGACATAGCCATGTCAGTTCACCTCCCCTCATTCGCCTAACATAAGTTCGGTAATAACCAATTCTAAGTCCTTTAACCGCTGTCGTAGTTTGTCTCCCTCGCTTGGCGTAGCTGGTTTGGTCAGCTCTGCAATCTGTTCTGGCGTAAGCCCTTCAATCCATAGCTTCTCTGGCTGCTTAGGAGCAACATACACAGGCTGTTCCTCCGCTACCCTGCCCTTAGCCTGCCATTCGCCCATTGCGGAAATATACGCCTCCTGTGCCTCGTATACGGCACTCTCATAAGCCCTCCATGCGGCAAGGTTAAATTGAGGTTTGAACAGACCCGGCGTTGTAATCGGTACGCCAACCGTATATCCTACAAGTTCCGGCGTTGTCGGCTCAGTATCCTCGTTCTGATCGGTGTTATCCGGCTGGGCATAAAAAGGGACGACACCGGAAAAGGCATCGTCCACTACTTCATCTTCCAAATAGAAGCCATCTGTATTTACTTTTGGTACTACTTTCATGTGTTAGACCTCCTTATTGTTCAGCCAGAAACGGCGGCAAACTGTCCAAACTAACCCAACCAGTATTTGTTATCGTGATGCCAACTACAGCAAGTATCGCAACGTTGCCACTGGCTCCAATATTTATTCGCCCTAAAACATCGTGTCCACTGTCTGTATTCGCCGCCACTCCTGCCACGATTGTACGCGATGGTCTATATCCCGCAGGTAACTGGAAAACATTCGTATTCATAGCTCCTGGTTTAGCTACACCTTTTATGTGGACATACCCTGCCGAATCTTTCAAGTAAGATATCTGACTCAACGTTACGTCATGATTAGTCCAACCATTAAGCAACGTAGGCGTAAGCCATGCAGGATTATCTTTGTCAGCCTTCTTGTTCTCTACTACCGACAAACGCGCATTGACTTGTTGTACATCATCCACCAAGTCGGCTAAAAGCGTTTTTTCGTTGGCTGCATAGGAGCCTGTGAACGGTACGACTGGCGATGTGTCTGTCATAAGGTAGGTTGTCGAAAAGATGTCCGCGGGGTCGTATTGTCCCTCAACTAACCGCGCAAATGCTATTCCTATGGGTGCGAATACGTCTGTACCCGGTCTAATAATAACTTCCCATCGTGAATCCTTTTTGCCATTCTTGTACACACAAAGGATATTCCTCGGTTTGTACCTTAAAGGAAACTCGGCATTTATATAGGCGTAAACACCAGGCATAGTATTGATACCCGATCTTTCGCGCAGCACAATCCCCGTACCCACTTCAACCTGATTATCGCCCTCGGTAAAGGTTAGCTGCCCTTCTGAAATGACAGGATCAACTGTAGGTTTTGCGAGTCGGTATACAAGTTGGTACGGCGTATACCCCACGTAGGACGTTTGCGGAACGGATTGTGTGAAATTAGCTGCACCGACACGTTGTACCCAATACTTAGTACCTGTACCTGTCCATGTCGCCGTGGTCATGGATTGAGCATTTGCAGGAGTGATGGTATTAGCATCATAGGCTTTGTACCCGTAAAAGTACGCTTTGATGTCGTCTAACGTCGGCGTGTAGCTGTCAGCCCATCCACTGTCTGCAACAGAGATTGATAAGCCCACAATGCCGGATTCAGGGCTAAGGTGAGATTGATCCGGCCCGCTTAACGGGAAAACATGCTGAACCAACTTACCATCAAACTTTGTTATCCTCTCACTATCAACCACTCCATTAGTAACAGGAATCCTCACGACTTTGTAGCCCGTTCCTGACTCGAAGTAAATCCACGCTAAATTACCATCAAGCGTGAGCCCTTGCCACTTCTTGGACTTGAAGTATTGCCCGTCACGCTCAAAAACTGTATCCGCATTGGCTCCCGTAACTGGATCGGCGTACAGGTCTGTTTGCAACGCTAACATTGAGTCTTCACGCGGTTTGAATGGTTTGGCTGTGCTGCCGATATTGAGCATAAAACTTGTTCCTGTGAACGTTCCAGCGGTGTCCGTTTTGTTGGAAAGAGATATGTCCAAGGCGGTATTGTTCCCAGAATTGAAAGTCACGTTACCCCCTGCAACCCCGCCTGTGATTACCGCCTTTTGGTCTACACCGTATACTCCTAGCAACCCATTGTGCGTAGCAGATAGAGTATACGTAGTATTAGGAAGGACTTTCACAGATGCGGCAGCCCTCCATTGTTGAACCGTTGTAGTGGTCATACTAAACCCATAATCGTCCAAAATTTTAACATTAGAATCCGTCAATCCATTATTATTCACCCATGTATAGACGGGTGGTAGTAAATTTTCCCCGTACCGTATCACATACGGATTTCGCACAGGCATTACACTATCAACATAAGGATACTTAGCTGCGGCCTGTGCTGGCGTAAGGCTTGCGGCTGCTGCGTAGTCTGCCTCACTGATCTCGTACACGCGCACACTATCCATATTAAACGTATTACCAGCCGCACCCGTGCCTGTGATCGTGACGATGTGGAAATAATCTGTAGCCGCAAACCGCACAACGGACGGAGCAAAAGCAGAGGCCGATGTTACTTCGTTTCCTGCCGCTCCAGCAAGGCCGTTGATGGATATGGCAATCTTACTGGTGTTGCCGTTTTTCACATCTGCAACAGCAATGTACTTTCTCCCCGGCGTGGTCAAAAAGCTTGCTGAAGCTGTAGCAGGCACAGAACCAAGCGTAAGCTTAAATGAGCTGGTCCCGCTGGTTTTGTTAGCTGTATCCGTTACGATTGTGGTATTGGACGACCACAGGCCCACGCTTTCGCAATTACCCATACGGCCCAGCAGATTCACCAGCATTCGCCCGGTTATTTCGGACAGAGAAAATGGAGCTGCCTTCACAGCGTTAAGTATCTGTACACCTGCATTCAGCGTTATAGATTTAGTGTCTATGGTGTCAAAACGAGATTCAAAAATCTCCTTGTGAACTGCATTTTGTTGCAACTCCTGCATTGCTAAGTAAGCCGTATTAAGATGCCAGTTGAACCATTGTGCTGGAGGTTTCAGCCCCGGTATATACCCGGTGGTTTTCTGCGTTGTGGTCGGCTCAATACCTTCGGCAAACCACTCAGGCAGTTTTTTATTAAATGGCATTGTATTACTCCTTTCTAAATAGGCAGATCCGTATTTTTACCCGGTTCATAAACTGCGCCCAGCCTGCCGCCAATGACCGAATCATCCGTACTGCCCCATCCACGTTCGGTGTCGTATTCTTCCGGCAGGCTGCCAAATTCAAACGTTCCCGCCAATTCGATTGACTGAACGCTTACTCCGGCCGCAACCGTCTTTTGGATTATCTGCACGAATTGAGACAACTCTATGCCGGATTCGTTCAACTTTTCCAGCGGCAGGCGCATGAGAGATAACGCCGCTGGTTCCGGGTCCAGCGGATCACTAAATTTCTGCTGAATCTTAATTTCGCTGTAATCTGCGCCAACCGCAAGGGCAATAACCCGTATAATCGTATTTACGTCCCCTTTGGACAGGTTACGGGCTATCTTGCTTTTTATCATTATCCGGTAAATTTCATCAGTGGCCACCCCTCGAAGTTGTCCCACATTTCCACCGATAAGATCCAATGTAGTTCCCTTTGCAGTGGAGATATCTCGCCATTCTTCAATTGTTTTGAATGTAGTTTCTAATTCATTTATCGGGCCAGCTACAATTGAAAATAGTTTACCTATGTTACCGTTCGAATTTTTGGCAAACACATCAGTCAATTTCTTGATAAGGTCAACCGCTGAAATCATGCCGTGTCACCTCGATCCACTCCGCAGCAGTTTGAGCCACTTGTTGCACGTCCACAACCAAATTATGCGGCCCGTAACTCGTTCCGTTCGCGGAAAGTTCTATAATCACATCTTCCACGCCTGCAATGGAATAGGCAGCGGCAGCAAGACGCATCATGACCACATCCTCGCCCATGCTCAAGCCTGCGTAAACTGTCCCATCAAGGTCAGCACCACCAATAAACCTTACCAATTTCGACTTAACCTGATCGTCTCCGTCAGCGGGATACGCGGTGCTTTTATAAACCTGAATTTTTATGTGAACAGGCACAACCTCAGCACGACTAAATTTAATCGGCTGTAGGTTCCCACTAAGGTCCTTAACTTGCATGGAGATATCGCCGTGAGATTCAATGCCCGCAGCTCCAACGGATAAGATTGCGTTGGCTATGTCAGTGTCTGATCCACCAAGAGCGTAAACCTGATATGATTTTGCTGGACGACCAGCAGCATCAGGGACGATTTTATTGTTGATAATTACCGCTGCCGCACGTACTCCAGTTACGCGAAGCACCGCCCCCCGTATCGCATCGCCTGTCGCTGATCCGCCACCAGCTACGGATAAGCTGAATTTATCCCTAAATTCCGGGTCTGTTTCCTTGTCGCGTCCGCCAAGAATAGCAGCGGGATTGTTTACTGCTGTCACTTCCGGTACCGGGTTAACGATGATTGTTACTGTTCCCTCTGGCACATTACCGGACAAACCTGCCTCCATCGCCTCCACGGGAACCGTCATACTGCCGGAAGCTGGGAAAGTTGATTCAGCCGTGGTTTCAAACTGAATATCCGAATCGGTTGACACCAAAAAACCCGATGGCACTGTATAGCCGGACGTACCTGTAAGTGTTACGCTGCCAGTTGCATATTGCGAAAGGATACGTGATACCCCGACATGTGGGCCAAGACGGTCTAAGCTGGCCCCCTCTGCGGTGTTAACATAGGCGCTGTAATATACTTTTTCCGCAAGCCCCCAAACAGTAGCGAGAAACCATGCGAATATCCGCAAGATAATACCCAACGGAGAGAGGGCAGACGTATTAATTTTGTCGCCATATACCTCCTTGGCCTTGTCTTCCATTTCATCAATCAGGTCATCGAACCGTTTACGTTTAAAGCCCTTTTCATCCAGCATTAATGCTCACCCCTTCCTGCTGGATTATCTCGCCATTGGTCCCGGTTGCCTTGAACGTAACTGTTAGCAGCCGGGCCGCGCGGTCAACGGAAAATGTAACATCGTCCACGCTCTCTATTCGTTCTTCCTGCAACAATGCACGGGTTAGCTCATTTCTCATTTCTTCCTCGCTGGCGAGCTTTCCAAGGAACAAACGGAAAGCAAGTCCAATTTCAGGGTTAAGAAACCATTCCCCCTCATTAGTACCAAGGGCAACCCGGCAGCATTGTGCCAATTCCTCATCATCCTCAATCAATACCAGTTCCCCCCGGCTATCGAACTCCAAATCTCCATCAGCGGTAAGTTTGAATGATTGCAAGATTACATACCCCCTAACTAAAAGAAGCCGGGAATATCCCGACTATAACCGCGTCATTGCTATCATGTTGTCTTGCCGTGTCCGGCGTAGCTACCTTCCCGGCCAGACCATTACGTATTTCCCTGTCTGCAACGACCACATAAACCACATCACCCTTTTTATACTCAGGCACGTACTCCACGGCCTCACCTCCATCCTTCGGTTTCAGACGAAACCCCAGCCCCGGAACAGCTTGGATCATAGCAGGATCATCTGTACCTGTTCGGATTAAAGGTCGTACGCTTGCGGTCTTTTTGCTTTCATCAAAAGAAAGCACCTCGCAAGGGAAGGCCACATTAAAATCTGTGTACAGCTTCGACAGAAAGCCATCCAACAAAGCAGACATAGCGGCGGCAGGATCAACCTTCATAAAATCGCCTCCACTTCCGTTACAAAATCCCCGGTACGACTGAATGTATGGGAACCGCTGCGGACATGTGCTTTCCCGGTAAAACGGGAATAGGACAGGTTAAGCGCGCTTGCGGTGGTAACCCGGTGCTGGAGCTGCATCTTTATGTTAAAGCCCTTGGCCCCATCCTTTTCGAATCGTCCCGGCGTCCCAATCAATCCAGTTTTGGTATTGACCGCAAACACGTTATCCCCTCCACTCCGCAGATTACGAACGTACAGCTTGTTTTTGTTTATATAAACGCTGGTCCCGCAATCCTTAGCGACCTTTGCGATTATTTCCGTTACCTTGCCCTTGGCGGTGTAGCCGTCCTGATAACGGTAATCCTGGTTAAGATTAAATTGAGCGATAGGTAGACCGATATAGCTTGCCATCTGTTTAATAATTTTGCTGGCGAGTGTGTTTTCGGCAAAAGCAATTTCCTTTATCTCACGTTTGGAAAGGTCTTCGCTGTCCAACACGTGGATGGTGGTAATCTTGTCCACGCCCTCCCAAACCGTGTCCACGTTGGATATGTAGCCATGCAGCAACAGGCCGACATCATCCCTGTATCCAGCATTAAGCATGAGCACCTTACCGCGTTTAATATTGTTTATGGTTGTCTCTGCCAAATTCCAAATTTTGATTTCTGATTCGTTCGGCAAGGTATCGGTATCGAAAGGGACCTTGCCCTCAATGTTGTACTTGTCGGAGGAAAATTTCATACCAGCGGTCAAGACCTCTATCACGCGTCCAAAATTACGCATCGTCCTCATCCTCTTCCTCTATAACATAAAGAAACACGCTCACACCGAGCGTGTCCCATGTTACGGCTGTACTGTTTTCGGATTCGTCATAGGGAACGATGGGTACTTTCGGGAATCTGTCGTCTTGCACATCATAGAACAGCGGTATGCCGTATACGATCTTTTCCCCGTAAACCAATACTTCTCCGTCCAATTCCAAATCCACAGTAAAATAGTCAAAATCCGAATTGTAATGAACCTCGAAGGTGTACATTTGTTCAGCCAGCTCAATATCGAAACGGTAAGGGATGTTTTCCTTTTCTATATCAATATATTCGTAGTCCATAAGTCACCTCACGCCCAAGGACTGCCCTTTTTGAATTTTACCTTCTGTACCTTTTCCTTTTCCTTTTTACCCTTACCCTTTTTACTTTTCTTGCTCTTGGTCTTGTCCTTTTTGCCTGATTTCTTTTTGTCCTTTTTCTGCTTCACACCACTATTTACTATCTTCGCCGCCTGAGATTTAACAGGAAGCGGCAGCTTACCCACGTAGGAGGATTGAGCGACAAGGACCTCAGTAAGAGTAAAGGAAACGGCGTAACCGTCTGCGTTTGTATAGTCGTGGTCAGTAGCTAGGCCGGATATAATTCCAGTGAAAGCTGTACGCCCCACGTACTTTACAATCTGTCCAGTATCACTAGCCTTTTTAAGATATGTAAGCACACGCGCCGCATCCGGCCCGGATATAACCCCATTAAGGGGCATTGTCCGGGCTTTACGCTGCACATGGTCCACCATATCTATTCCTTTTTCGACGGGTTGCGAAGTAATCTCCACATCGAATGTGGGTGACTCTTTCTCAATCCAAATGTAGTGACTATCTATCATTGCCATTACATATTCACCTCCGGTGTAGGTAGCCCCATCCGGCGGAATGCTTCTTCAAGGACCTTTTGCATTTGGCGGCGAACTTCCTCGCCCACGTCTCCAGCGACCGAAGCACTGGAAGCGTCTGCCCGAAGGTCGATGTTTACATTAAAATTAAATGCACCGCCTGCGCTGCCCCCTCCGCCTACACGGGCCGGGGCTAATTTACGAGCTGGCGAACTTGTTGGGCTATTTGTGGATGGTATAATCTCGTCCGTCATGCCAGTTGCAGCAGCAGCCACACGATCCTGAGTTCCCTCAATCCCTCTCGCCAAGCCTTCGCCTGTAAAGAAACCAAGCTCCATCATTACGCGGGAAGGTGAATGAATATCAAGTGCGCTTTTGATACTGTTTTGTATACTGTCACCGATACCCTTAACCTTGTCCACTACGGCATTAGCCATAGACATAATCCCGTTAATCATGCCTTCGATTATGTTCTTACCTACTTCAAAAAGATTGATGCCTTGAAGGTAGCTGATAATTTGGTTCCAGATACCAGTTATTTTGTTCCAAATATTTGTAACAGTCGTCGAAATGGTAGAAAGAATGCTATTCCACACGCTTGAGAGAAAAGACTTCACGCCATTGAAAATATTCGACGTAGTTGTCTTTACATTGTTCCAAGCGTTGGTTATACGGCTCCATATTGACGATACAGCCCCGCTAATACTTCCGGTTATCCCAGTCCAGACAGTAACTAGCCACATCTGAATGGTCATGAAGGTCAGAACAGTGAAAGCTTTTATCTCATCCCAATACTTTACGACAGCGGCCACGGCCCACCCAATCGGTCCAGTCAAAGAAATTAAGAAGGTCGGCCCCCATTGAACAATGAAATTAACAATGGCATTAAAAACATTTGGAACAGTCGTGGTGAAAAAGTTCATAGTTGCAGCAAAGGCAGTTTTGATCCCAGCCCATGCCCCATTTATGATATTTCTAAATTTTTCAGATTTTTTGTAAGCCACAACAAATGCTACAACTAATCCGGCAATTAGAGCCACCACCAGCCCAATCGGGTTAAGGGTCATTGCCACGTTTAAAGCCAATTGAACTGCTGTCCATAAACGTGTGGCAACTGCAATTGTAGTTACGACAGCTTTATAGGTTACTAACGCGGCTGCAATGCCTGCTATTTTAGGCGCTACACCCTCGAAACTCGCCATTTTTTGTACAACACCCGCAATTGTATGGCCCACACTTTGAAGTGTGGGCCATAGCTCTTGTGCTTTGGTTGTAAGCCACTCAATGGCCTTGCCTACCTTATCCCCTATAGCAGCGCCAAACGCCTCTATTTGGGGCTTGTGGTCGGACACCCACTGTCCAAAGCGATTGAGGTATGGTAGCAGCTTTTGACCAACAGGTATTAAGATCCCAGTTTCTATCTGCCTACCAAACATCGCTAAAGCCTCACCAGGGCTGTTAAACCTGACCTTGTTTATCTCATTCATGGTGTCCTTGGTCATGTCAAACTGTTTCCTAGCTCCACCCATAGCGATAATCGTTTTGGCCTCCAGGTCTTCAAACTGCGACCCCATCAAGGCCACCCCTATGGTGTTTCGCTCTACCGGATTTTCGATATCCGCCAACATCCGGGTAATTTGCCGGAAGGAATCACGTGCCTTTGGTCCACCCTCTGCAAATGTACGAGACATTTTATCTGCATCTAGTCCAAGCATCTGGAAAGCTTGTGTTGTGGTCTTGGAACCGTCTTTCGCCCTAATATTAAATTCTTTGACTGCGTCCCCAACTTTATCTAATTGGAAGGCGCTACCACTTCCCGCAGCGAGTGTATCAAACATATCGTTAGCGGAGAACCCCAGGGTTTTAAAGGAAACGGAATACTCGTTAGCTGTGTCAAGCAGCTCCCCAGTTTTATCAAGCCCCTTTTGCGCCCCCTGCGCCAACAACGTCATGGATTGCTCGGATGTAATACCAAACTGTCGCATCATGGTGTCAGTCGTCTTTACAGATTCCCCAACCTCAAAATTAAAGGCTCGGCCCAAAAGCATTGCATTTTTGGTTGTTCCCTCCAGCGCCGCCCCTGTCTGTCCTGTTATCTGCGCCGTGGTGCTAATAGCGCCGCTCAAGTCCTGCCAATTTTCCCCGAAGTTTTGGGAATACAAATTCTTGGCTATTTCTTTCGTTGCCAACATTTGTTGATCCGTTTGCCCGGTGGCCATTTGCATCTGAGACATATTCTTTTCAAAGTCAGATGCAGCCTTTACAGATGCTATGGCAAAAGCACCCATAGCCGCTGTTGCAGCAGCTCCGAAAGCAAACACCCCACCGCGTAAGCTGCTCAGTTGGTCCTCAGCCCGGCGTAACGGACCCTCTGCAATCTTAAAACCTACGGCAAACATTAAGTTACCTATTACGCCGCCAGCCATATATTCACCTCACAACAAAAAGAGCGCCCTATATAGGCGCTCAAATCATTTTTTATTTGCTGCTCTGTCCTGCTGTTTCAAATAGATATCCAAAGCGGCGTTAGCTTCCGCTATATCGTCATGATCCATTTCATTCAGGTCAGAATAGTTTATGTTCATGTCTGACAGGAGCAGCCGCCAAGTACGCCAATTAGCCCTCGCTCGTCGCTCCGCTTCCTTCTGACTTATCATCTTCATCCACTCCGTTCATGAACTGCATTGCAGCAAAAATAACCTCGTTAAACTCCTTAACATCAGTGCCGAAGTCTTCAATTTTCATTTTTGGTTCAACTACAACATGCTTCAGCACTTCATCCGCTGATTTTTCATCCGATGCAATGCCGAATTTATTTTTAACCCGGTCAGATATTTGAGCAACGGCACGGATACCTGGGAACTGGAACAAATATTCTTTACCTGACGTAGAAGTGAACTTTTTTTGTTTGAAATTTGACATGGTTTATCGTCTCCTTAAATTTGAGTTATTGGATTAAAGAATTTCGTGGTTTGTGAGCTGGATTTCATATTCGCGGTCATCGGCTTCGTTACCGTACTTCCGTGCGGCAGGCTTTTTTACCACTCCGGCCGTACTTGTAATGGTTTCTTTTGGGGTGCCGTTGTAAATAACACTAACGTCCACGACCTCACCAGTAACGGCCAGTTTGTCCATGTATGCCACTTGCGGACTTGTTGCAAGCAATGTGATTTTGAGTGTAGCGAGTGGGTTATTTACCTTCGTTACAAGTACATCCCCTTGCGCTCCGACCTTGAAGGTATTGGAATCTTCGTCTTTTTCCCACTCTACCAAGTCCTCAGAAAAACCCGTAAGAAAAACCCCTCCAACAGATGTGGAGAGGTCCATAGGATCATATGTGGTTGTTTTAGGCAATTAAATCAACTCCTTAAATCTGGATTAATCCAGTGATTTTTGACTTATGAATTGCTCCATCCAGTTCAAATGTGAATTTTGCATCGTTGTACTCACGTTTTTCCCGGTCTGCTGGGTCTACCTCAGATCGAGGTTTAAAATCCGTTGAGTATAAGGGCAAACCATCATCATCTTTGGCAATCATCCCTTGCTGATCGGCACGCAGCAAATTCGTCTTTACGACTGCTTCAATCTGAGCAATACCAGAGTTAGAAAAGCCCACTTTGTCCTGGCGGAAGAACAATTTTTGCACGCCCAACTGAATATTAAGTATGAGCCAGTCCCGACATTGCATAATATCAATGTATTCCCCTGACACCGTTACCCCTTCGGACGTTTGATCGTCTCCAGCCTTAGTGACATAGGTGTTCGCTCCCAGTGCATGAATAGCTTGCAATTCTGTTTCGGTTATGTCCATAGGCGCGATACCTTTAAGCGGTTTGAACTTCCAAGTCAATGACCCGGCTGGCTTTTGTCCGGCACTGCCGATCCAAGCTGCGTCAGGATAATTGGTTATATCCTCATGGTAAAAGGCTATTGTACGGGTATACTTCTTAGCCTTGATTGAGGCCAGATCCGTTTTACTGCTTGAAGCTATAAAAAATAACCGTGAATCATCCAGTTCCACCGCATCACCTATCGCTGTGACATCTGCCAACGTGCGGCTAGTAGATACAAGATAGTACCAGTCTTTCGAAAAAATCTTTGGAAGAAAGTCTGCCAATGGGTCCCCGGTCTTGTACTGCATAACCGCAATAGATTCCGGCGAATTACTCCCCTGGTTGAATAGAGCATAAGCAGCTTTATAAATCTGCGACGTATTCGCAAAGTCCTCTAAAACAGCGTCCAGATCATAGTACAATTTAAATTCAGTAGCCGCTGCAGCAGCACCGATAATAAGCGGCCTACCCAATCCGGTTTTAGGAGTAGGACGAAGAATATTAATAATTACTTGCACGTCTCCACGTACCGCCAAAACAATCAGCTCCTTACGTTATTATTTTGTTTGCAATCTTCACTTTTTCGATGTACTCAAGGTCCTGATCCGTAACGGAAGTTGTACGAAAATCCACATCAAAGCCCATGCGCCGTTCCCACTCATTCCCAACCACGATATCCCGGTTGTCCAGTGGCCCTATGTTGTAAACCACTACATCCAGTTCTTTGAGCCGATTACGCCCAATAGTCCGTAGCCAGTCCTGAACACGAAGCGCAATGTTAACGGCTGTTATGTGGTCCTCAGCAGACGACATAAAGGAGACAGTAAATTCTACTGTCTCCCTCTGTACAAGCCTGTTATTTTCCTGCGTGTATACTGGTTGCCCTCGCCCCTCGCCTACTCCCTCGAAAGTATAGGTGAGAAAGGAACCAGTTGGAACCGCTGCAGTACCATTCATGTTAATGACCTGAATAGCCAGGTCCTTTTTAATCCCTTCCGCCCACACTTTGCGAATATCATTGTACTGGATCATTGGCAACCCTCTTTTTAACGACATATTTATTTACATCCATGTAATCACGGTCCTGTTCCGAATCCACGGTATACTGTTCGCCTTGATATTCGATTAGATCACCGTTTTTATGGGTTCCGGTAGTGTATAACGTACGGTCTTTATCTGTATATTCGCCGCCTTCTGCAAGCTGAAGCTTTGCGTCAACAGGTTGAAAGTTCCCTTTCCTGATTTGGCGGTTCGGTTTTGCGGGAATAGCATCCCCGTATTCGTCATACTCCTGTCCGGTTGCAGGCTGGATGAATACATATGGCACGGTATATTTTCGAAGGATGCCCCCAAATCTAAACTGACGCATAACTTCCCTCCTATTTGTCCACGATCACATGAGTAATGCTGTCCCGTAGGTCCGCATCTGCAATGAGGATTTTTTTCCCCTGTTTACGTCGGGCATAAAGCGGTGATAGTGGCGGCTGCTTAATCCTATTAAAATTAGCAAGCGTCTTCGTTTCCCCGATTACTCCTATTTCCTCCAAGAAGGCCATAACGTCCATATCGCCCATAGCGACAGGCGTTATGTTCGTGCGGACCCATTTGGAGATACCAGCAGCAGATTTCTTTTTACCAGTCCCGATAAAGCTACGGGCCGGGATTTTCATCTTTGCACTGCCGTACTCATGAACGCCTGCAATCATGGCTAAATCGGCGTTGCCTTGCATACCTATGTGAACCTCTTTTTTGGCAAGCTTGTTTAAGTTGGCCATAATTGCCGGAAGGAAACTCGTTTCATCCAACTCCACGTTAGCGCGGCGAGTTCGTGTCCGTCTTGCTCCAGCTATTACACCCACCTCCCCACATAAGGCGCAAGAAGCGCCTGAACGGTTGAAGAAAATAATGCGTCTGTATCCCCATAGGTAACAGATATATCCCCGACACGTTCAGACTTAACCCCTATTGCAGTAGGATTTTGCAGCATCCCTTGAACAACAAATATACAGGCCACTTCTACCGCCTCTGGCAAGGTGCGTGGATTATCAACTGAATCATCACCCGGAAGCACATACCCCGCCTCATACCGAACCGTTATATTACGCTGTCCTGTATTCCAGCCTTTGGGCAAAAATAAAATACCATCCTCGTTGGCCTCGACATCAAATTCCTCCTTATCCATAGTCGCAAGACCAGAAAATACCGGGAAATTACGCAACACTAAAAAGGACGATCCAGAACCGTCCAACACTTCGGTATATGTTTGTTTTTTGAAAGACCTTCGACAAAAGCTCTCTATAGCTTGGGACGCTGCCAAAATGTACATGTTAAGGTTGATATCTTCGCTAGTATCCTCAATCAGGATACCAAGCTGACTCTTAACCTTTTCAATTGTGGTAAGCATCTTACGCTAAAATTCCCGCTGCGCGGAGTTTAGTTTTTAAATCGCGCAGTTCGGCAAGCACACCAGCCGCGTCCGTTGCTGCTGTGTCCGGTACTGCTGCTGCTTTTGTGGCTGTTAGTTTGCCGTTGATGGTATTCGTTAAACTTGAATCCAGCTTGGCTACTGTTACAGCACCGTTCGCCAATTTTGCAGTAGTAACAGATCCATCGGCCAACTGAGCAGAGCCACCCAAATTAACAGGCGTTCCATCCTTAGTGATTTTTCCGTCACCCACAAAGGCGAGTTCCCCGCCAATTGTTAGCTTATCCGGTGTTGCATGGTTTTTTGTCAAATAACTCAATGCTGTTTCCTCCTTTCAGGGGACTAAGCCCCTAAGTATTAGGCTTCTACTGGAACACCAGTCAGAATAACAATGGCATCCTCGTTAGCTGGTTTACCATCGAAACGTTGAATAATGCGCGTAAGCGTGGTGTCATTCTCGAAGGCATCCCCGCCTTCGTCTGTTGTTTTGGCCTCCAAAACCTTCCGGTCAAAGAAGAAATATCCCTCTTCAAAGTTACCGAAAGCAATCTTGGTTGTATTACTCTCGGTCTTGATGTCGTCAAAGACCTCAACTGGGTAACTGAACAACTTAAAGACATCCGCCTGGGTAGGGTCTGGAACCAAAACGCTGCGCCCGTCAGCATATTTCAAATCAGCAAGGGCTTCTGTTGCTGCTGTGTTCATCACCCATTTGGCACCCAAACGGTACGCCGCATCAACTTTGTTTTTGACTTTACGGAGCAGTTTCACATCTAATCCAGCTGCCGGAACTGGAACAGTTGCGTACTTGGTACTTACGAAGATACCTTCACAAGAATTCTCGCCGCCAATCCCGTTGAACACCTCATCATTTTCAGTGTTCAAAGAGATTTCGGTGTACCAATCTTTGACCTCAGTACTGATATCCACCGCTGAATCATCGATCAGTTCGTTAGTAGCTTCAAAGATGCCGCCGTACTTATGCACTTTGTATTTAACGTCTGTATATTCCGGCGTCTCCATCTTATCGATTGGCGTTTTCTCGTCATAGTTTTTCATCTTCAAATCCGTGCCGCGGCGTTTTGGACGGCTACCAGAGAGCGTACCGACAGGTTTCACGGCAACCAGGTTTCGAATCGATTTCTTGGATTTCTTCTGCAGAATAATTTCCTTGCTGTCATCTTCAGGAACAAGAATGCCGCCTGCAGATTTTTCGCCCTCAACCATGGAACGGGCTTCGCTCTGCGCATCTTTGAACGCTTTACGCTCTTCATCCGTCATGTCCGCATTACGACCAAACTTCAGATACTTTTCATACGCGCTACGGTATGTCGCGCCTTTACGATCTTCCTTCCGCTTTTCCTCGCGTTCCTCATCGTCCCCTGGTTCATCAACGTTTCCGGCTGGTGGTGTAACAGGAGGTGTACTAATGCCGCTCAGGCTGCGAACCACTTCGATCTGTGCGGAAATACCTTCTGCCTCTTTGACAATCGCTCTTGCTTCATCGGTTTTTCCGTCATTGATCAGTTGTTGAGCTTTTTCTTTTAGAGCAGCCAATTGTTGGCGCAGTTCTCTTTCTTTTGGGTCCATTTAAAATTCCTCGCTTTCGTATTTTGGGCATAAAAAAATGACCTTACAATCCTAAAAGGTCAAGTTGGATTTTTAATATTTCGGTTTCTGTCATTCGCCGTAATTCGTGTTCATAGCTTTCTTGGCTACGATTCGATACAAGAGATTCAGCCTGTGTATAGGCTGGGTAGGTTACAACACTAACATCAAAAACCCGTTTAATCTTCCGGATGGTTCGCTTGTATATGCCGGTGTTCGAATCGTATACCCACTCGTCACCATCGTTCTCATAGTCCACTCGGAATCCGAAACTGGATTGATTGATATCACCGCGTTTCATGACTTTTATCAAGTCCTCTGCATAGCTTGTGTCAGGTGGATCAACGTCATATCTCAGACCAAATTCATCCACGGTTAAGGACAGCGTTCCCGATGTGGTCCGGCCTAATATCTTTCCGGTTTCATGGTCAATCAAACACCGAACATCGGTCATATCCGCTTCATCAAATGCGCTCGGGTCAATTTGTTCAATGAATCCGCCAAGATCCTGGGACCATACATTAAACCTTGACCCGTAACCTACAATGCGAACCGAATTACTTTCACCCTCCGACCGCACTTCCACTTTGTTGGTCAGTGTCCGTCTGTCCCAATCCTTCGCTTTTATCTGGCTCAGTTTCTTCACCCCCCTTCCCCGGATCTGTTCCGGTTTGTACTTGTTCCAGCTTGTCCAGTGTGGTCCAGTTCAGCGGAATTAAATGCTTATCGCCCATGTCTCCGATGTTGTCCCGCTCTTCCAACTCGCGAACCTCATTAATGGTGTAAACGCCCATCTGAATCATTTCTTTGTAGAACGCTGCCCGGCTTGTGCTGTCGCCCCGCAGCTCACTGGTGACATTGAACTTGGCATAGCGCCCTTTGTCTCGCAGTCCGTTTCTGGTGAACAGCTTGAAATTGATTTCTTGTTCCCAGTTGGTGATATGCGGCTGAAGCGTATTTTTCAGATACTCAATGGATTGATGCTCGATGTTTGAAAACGTGGCCTTGTCGAGCAACCCCAATTTATGAGGCGGTACTTTATAGAGTTTCGCCACCTCGGATATCCCGAATTTTTGCGTTTCAATGAATTCCGCATCTTTCAACGGCATGCCAATGCTTTGATAATCAAGACCGGCATCCAGCACAGCAATCCGGTGCGCTTTGTCCAATCCAGTGTACAGCTTGTTCCACTCTTCACGCGTTCGATCTTTGGCAGGAGTATCTAATTTCTGGTCCGTCTTAAGCACTCCACCAATGGATGTCCCATTCTTATAAAACTTGGATGAGAATTTTTCCATAGCGTTCTGCGTTCCAAGCTTCTCCCGTAGGGCCGCAATTGGCGTCATACCTTTCAGGCCGGTTGTACTCAACAATTTCAGGTGCAAAACATCCTGCATTGGAATTTTCCGTTGTTCCCCGCTTGGAAGTGTCGTTAGATACCATATTTCATGAGTGGCCCAATCCACGGACACGTCTGTTTGTGCAGGGTTTAACGGCCACAATGCTTTTGGCATCCCCACTTCATCCCACTCAATGTAGGAGTAGAAATTACCCCATGTCACCAGGTGGACCATAGCCAGCTCCTTGAACGTATAGGCACTCATGAACGGATTGGATCGAGTCCCCAGCAGATAGGCAACAGGATGATCCGGGTCCTTTGCTATTTTCCCGCCGCGCTTTCGGAATACCTGAACAGGCAGCTTGCCAATGTCCCCGCCAAGCACTGAAGCAACGGTATATATATTTGAGTTTTTTATTGCATTGCTATTGCTCACGCGTTCGCCGCTGCTTGTTTCCCTGCCTCCCAGCCAGTCCAAAAACCATCTTGTCGGTTTAGTCCAGGTTGATACACTGTCATCCGATCTACGCTCCCAGAAACGCCAATTTCTCCGTCTTCCCAATAGTTACACCCCCTTCCTATAAGGAGAAATCATCACTCAGAATCCGTTGATTCAGGTCGTCTCCGTCTTCTGGAACCGCTACCCTTACATGTGCGTTTATCAACGCTGCAGCCGGGTCAATTCTTTCAATACTCTTGGATTTGTCGAGCATGATATTGCCCTGGGCATCTTCTTTGGTAACTGCATTCGACATTGCCCAACCAAGAACCGGATCGTTTTCATGAATCACGTTTTGCTTGTACACTTCGTCTCTGAAGTTTTTGGAAGGATAATTCAGCGTTTTGATACCCTGGCGTATTTCGATCATTTCATAACCCTCTGCCTGCATGGCATTTGAAAACTGGGTTGCATTGTACGGATCGTAACAAATTTCTTTGATTTTCCACCCATTTTGCTCCGCTTTTGTAGGAATATACTGCATGATAAAGTCATAATCCACGACAGAACCGGGTGTGATGGTGATCCATCCTTGATCGACCCACAAATCATACGGCATCTTATCCGTTTGTTTCCGCGCCTTCAATGTGTCCTCTGGCATGAATGAATGGCTGAACACGGCTAACCTTCCATCTGGCAATTGAATTTCAAAGGAACAGCTCGTCAAATCTATTGTTCTGGACAAGTCAATACCCGCGATTACTTCTAATCCCGTCGTATCAGGCATTGGATTTTCATCGGATGCACCGCATGCTTTCCATTTGGACATATCCATATATCCACTCTGTTTAGCATCCACCCACAAATTCATGTTTTTTATTTTGTAGTTGACCATTTTTTCAGGGTCAGCCAATGCCATTTTTAATTCACTACGCAACATTTTTATACCAGCCGGATAAGTAGTGACAATCGGATTAGCTTTAGGCCAATTACGTTCGTCCTTAATGTCGTCACCATCGTCCAGTTCGTTTACCATTGCAAAATACTCGTCATTGTCCAAGTCAACATTCGGATCAAGCAGTTTGGAAACATAATTGTACTCAATGCGATAACATGGATTATTTAGATTCCGCCCGGCTGTTGTTATGATCATTAGTAACGGCTGTTCCCGCGCTATCATACCGGATACCAAGACGTCATAAAATTCCGTTGTCTTGTGTAAGTGATATTCATCGACAATTCCGCATTGTACGTTTGTACCGTCGCCTTCTTTTCCATCCTCTTTGGACAAAGCTTCCATAAAAGATTCGCTTTTGAGATGTTGGATTAATCCATTTGCTATCTTAATCGTCCCTCGTTTGATCAAGGCGGCGCAGCCTTTCAACATTGCAGCGGCTTCATTCCATACAATTTTTGACTGCTTCTTTTTCGTTGCAGCACAATAAACCTCTGAAGAATATTCTCCAAAGGCTATGGTTTCGTATGACCCTACGCAGGCAAGCGATTGAGATTTAGCATTTTTACGCGCTACTTGCCAATAGGCTTTGTTGAAACGTCTCAACCCTGTTTCCCGGTGTACCCATCCATAAATATTACCGAACACGAACTTTTGAATGATATGGGGTTCAATGTACTGACCCGCCAATGCTCCCTTGCGGTGTTTGAACAGTCTCATCCAGTCTAAAAAACGTTCAGCATATTCTTCGACAAACACATAAGGAAATTCATCGGTATCCTGCCGATCCAAGTCTTTCAAAAAACGTTCACAGGCTCGCTTATGCTTCTGACAAGCGACTATCTCACCGTTTAAAACCATCTCTGAATACAGAACAAGTTCATCAAAAATCATATGTCACCAAATCGCTTGCCTACCGGATCTTGTTCTTGAGGTTTTTCGTCCTTCAATGCAATTTTGGTACGATCATAAACCGTGAAACCAAATTTAGCTTCATATGCCTGCATCAATTTGATGGTTGCATTAAGAGAGGTAAGCGCAGGATTAGTGACGTAGGTAATGCCACCGCGCGAGTTCTCATTTATCAATGTGTAGCCCTTTTCGTCTACCTCCTGCCGTAACTCAAGCATTCGCTCGTGTAGGTCACAATACTGAGCTAAAGCATTCACATCCAAATTAGTGAGCAGCTCTGTTTCTTCCAACTGCTTAACAAATTCACGGAACATAGACTTTGCTTTTTTACCGAGCCAAGTAGGAGGACGGATTTTGTCTCGCTTCAACCGATTGTTAATTTTCTGTTCTTTTTCTTCACGGTCAAATTTTTGTTTTTTTGTTAAATGACCTTCAATCAGATGCAGCGGCTTCGGATTTCTGCCCAAACGTCACTTCACCCCCTTCGCGTACCCTAAATTTGATTTCAGGAACTTTTTTTGCACTTAATGGGGACGCGGTCTATTCCAAAAAATATTTTAGAAATTTGACCCCCCTTCCCCTTTTTTAAAAAATAATATTTTATTTTAATTTAAAATATTTTGATAAGCTTTTATCCAATTCACTTGCAAGTTTCGCTTTTATATCTTGCACTGTACAGGGTTCTTTAACTTCGATGTACAGCTTGATTAAGTTTGTAGCTACCACGTGGGTGCTTACTCTTACATCCTTATCAGTTGAATGGTCATCGTTCAGCCGTTCGTACTCTATCAGCTCCTGTGGTGTACCTTCATGCTCATACTCACCGCATCTAATGATCATGCATTATCCCTCTCTCTTCCGTGCTTATTGACTATATCGCACACACGTTGAGTACGTGCAGCCTTGGCGATAGTCTTATCAAACAGAGAACGCCCTAGCAACCTATCCCACCAACGCAACCGCACCACTACAGCAGTGAAACGCCCTGTTGATCTACGGCCCAATATGATGTGGTTTGTTCGGTCGTCTATAGGCTGTACGGTATGCACATAGATATCAGCCATAATAAGGCCCCCTTTCGTCACACTCCTTATCGTACTGCTCTGATAGGCGTAACACATGATGTATGCGCTCATACTCTGTCATTACGGCGCCTGGATGCAGATTAGGCCAATGCCGCTGTATATAGCCTATCCTTTCATCTCTACGGCTCCTAGCGGTGTGATAGCCCGGTGGGGTCTTAGGTGGGGCATCAACAGTACGCTTTATCATACGATGATCCACTCTACAGACTGGTATTTAGATATCAAGTCCTGTATGAGTTCAGCCATGCTATATACGACAAAGAAGTCTACTGGACGACCGATATAGCGGTCGGTTATGTTACCAAGCTCGTTTTGAAAACAATTCGCATGCCATTGCGATAAAAAGGCCGAGGGATGGATTTTCGAATGAATCCCATCTGTACCAGCCTCAACCAACAGAAATTCATTACTCACAACAATGATTTGATCCGTATTAGTTTCCATTTCCAAAACCTCCATCTTCTTTGGCCGTCTTGATATCGTGGCATTGCTTACACAGCGGTTGCCAGTTCTTCCGATCCCAAAACAGTTGCTTGTCTCCCTTATGGGGGGTTATGTGGTCAACCACAGTTGCGGGTGTCAGCTTATCAACGGCAAGACAACCCACACATAATGGATGCTTGCGCAGAAATCCTATGCGCGTCTTCCTCCACTTGTGGTCATATCCTCGCTGCGCTGCTGTCCCTCTCTGCTGTTCTATCTGTTGGACATGCTGTACCTTATGCTTCACACAATAAGTATCTGTGGAAAGCTCACGACAGCCCGGACGGGCGCATTGGCGCTTAGGTCTACTTGGCATGTTAGCACCTACTCCTTGCTACAATGCGTGAAGGCCGACGATCAATCACTTGAGGCTGTAGCCTTTGCCGATAATTAAGCTTCATGTATGTAGGAGAAATGTGTGGGCTGTATTCATATAGCCATTTCAGATCGTCGGCTGTAAATTTTCTAAATGCTTCAATCAGAGGGGCAAATGATTCTTTGATGCTATTCCACATAGCGGCAGCAGCTTCATGTAGCTTGCGAATAGCGTCCTCAAATGTTTCTCGCTGCTCTTTGGTCAGTCCGTTCATAACATCATCCCTTTCTACAATTCACCCACATGCATGTTTGTTTTGTTCCTGTCCAGTTACCCCATACACATCCTTGACGCTTGGTTGATTTAAACATATGTCTTCCCCCAATTAATAAATGGCACACAGCGGAATCGAACCGCCCATAGTCCTGTATGCACCACAAGCCCGGCATAAGCCGGGTAAGGTATTACTGTAGCTCTAAAACTACTTTGCCGATATGAGACGGGATGGTGAAACCTTCGCTCTCAGTGAGGCTACCGTCCTTATGCAGTGTGATAGCCAGTTGGTCATACTCTCCTGTACCTGTAGGGACAACAGGGTTGCCGTATGCGTGTGGACCAGCAAAGCCCACAACTCTACCGTCAGCGCTCTGCTTCTTGGCATCTACCTCTGTACTAACTACCTTGAAAATACCGTTCTTATCCAGATACCCGTATCCGCCGTTTTTTACTGCGCTTGCTTCTGTACTCATATTTGATTCCTCCTAGATAGTTTTATAGAAAAAAGGCACAAAAAAAGGACCAGCTCATTAGCCAGCCCTACACTTGTTCCTTTCATTTCCACGTTACAAATATATCATGCCAGTTTCAAAACGGCGTGCCATTAATAGGCCAAAAATGTTTCACTTAGCGGCCACTTTTTCAGGAGGCGGATCAATCAATACCTCCAGTCGTAGACCAAAGGCTAGCTTATACAAAGCACGAGCCTTTATACGGCGGAATGTCCTTTCCCCTATGTGCATGTCATTACATACGTTATAATCATATACGTCTTCATCTTCCAGATAGCGCCTACGTAATAACTCGCTTTCCTTTCGACTTAGCCGTAACATGGCTTTATCAAGTAAAATAGACTTTTGTTCCAGTTCCGCTTCCTTATCTACGTTCCACACAGCAGCAGATTCCGCTGGTTTACTAATAGCGTTCGTGCTTCCGTGGAATCTTGGTTCATAACTAGGTGTATTGCTTACCTCGCGCCGGATCAATCCCATTTGCCGATATATACGGACAGTTTCCAAATGCTCCTCCACTTGGCGGCGGGTTTGTTCACTGTCCATAACTGGCAACCCTAGTGTTAATTGTGTAGCTCTTTGCTTCATATATACTTCCCCTCACCTATGTTATAATTTATAGGTGATGTGTTGAAACATATGCCCCCGTGCTCCCTGCCAAGGTTGCGGGGGCTTTGTTGTGTTCATCCTTCATATTTTTGTAGCAGCTCCATGTATTTATCATGCCACATACGTGCTATCTGCTTATGATCCTCTATAAGTTCGTCTGAATTCCTAATTGTGTCGGTTAAAGCAGAAGAAGACTCCTGCATGATAATCTTCATCCGGTCTATTTCTTCAATCAGCATCCCCGCTACGCTCTTCCAGTATGAAACCTTACCGCCTTCAAATTCCTTACGTATTTGCTCTATATTCACCTTTGGAGGACCAGGCATTTTGACAAGATGTTTGAATTTAGGCAACTCATTCACTCCTTATCTTTAACCGTTACACTCCAACCACATTTACATGTACGTATGAAAATATCATCTTCTACAGTCAAGGTCCCTGCCCCGTTGGCAACATGCTCGCTTCCGCAATCAGGACATTTGGAATACTTATTTAATAGCTCTAACGTGCGTAATATATTCATATATAAATTCCTCCTTAGCGGTACAGGTGTTACCTACACCCTGTATTGGTGGTTACTCTTCTAATGCTGTAAGCTCGCTAACCCATACATTTCGTGCAGAATGTATTTCGTTAAAATACACAACAGCAATATCAGATTCAGTTGTACAAATAATCCGACCTTCTCCGTATTGACGATGTACAACGGGGTCATTCTCTTTGAATCCAGTAGCTTCGTTAACGCCAAGGGTTGAAAATTCTCCATCCTTTAAATCTTGTAACTCTTCTTGCGCTTTGCCCAACATTTCTTGCAACCTTGCTATTGTCCGGTCCCTCTCTGCCAACTGTTTTCCTCTCTCAGCAGCCGTTTGGAAGTTAGCTAGGCTTTCCTCATTTAAGCCATTTACCTGCTGCTGGAGTGAGTCTAACAAACCGAGTGCATCATGCGGATCAATCGCCAATCCGTTCCCCTCCTTATCCTGAGCAACGAAAACCGTCTTTGCCGATCTCAACATATCAATCACATGTTTTTGTATATCCATCTTCATGACTGTTCACTCTCCTTATATATAGGGGTATAGGGTAAGAGGCTGTTATGCCTCATCCCTCTAAATCGCTTCGAATTATCCTATTCGTACTCGGGGTTGCTGAATTCTGTTTCGTAATCATCCATGATGACTTTTGACCCATGCGTATATAGCTTAAACAAAGTCGCTTCAAGGCCATACAAACCACCCATGATCGTTTTTTTGTCGAACGACTTATCGGAAATTTCTACACTGTTGATGTAGCCTTCTTTATCAAGGACAAGGCGATATTTACAATTGTATTTGGACTTATCTGGCTCGGGATCAAAATAGATGAACGACAGAACCCGTCTATCAGCATCGACATGGACTGTGATCTCTTGAACTTCCTCGTAATCAAGTTCATTCAACTCGCATTCATCTTCAACCATTTCTTTAATAAGCTCAGAAAAATTGACTTCTTCTCTTTTGGTTCCAAGCAATTCTTGAAGATTTTCCTGCATCTTGGCAACGCCGACATCGTGAATGGATTTTTCCACTTCGCTTTTTATTACGTCTAGAATTATATGGTTGTAAGATGGGATATCGAGGTTCTCCAAATTAATCTGAAGTTGATTGCGTACTGCTTCCTTCAACCCTTTTCCGAAATCGCTCCAGCTCCGCAAAGAATCTTCAACAATGTCCTTGATAGTGTCTTCTAGTTGCTTCTTAATGATTTTCTCTACATAACCTTCTTCGTTTAATGCTGCCAATTGGTTATTAATGATTAAGTTCATATCCATTTCTTATCTCTCCTTTGGTATAGGGGATGCATTGTGTCTCTCCCCCTTATGGAGGGTTGCCCCTCCTTCTTGTCCCCTATGGGGCTAAAATGTGTTATGTCCTCTCTGCCCTTGGGGGCGGTCTATTCGATCCAGCGGTCCCGTTTCGTCCGCTCCATCCAATCATTTTGTAAAATTCCCGTATCAAAAACGTGATGCCGCCGCCCCTGCACGTAAGATACAAAATCTCCAGTGCTTCGCTCGTAAAAACATCCGTTCAATAGTTTTCCATCCATCCCTTTTCGCAAATCCGGTGTTTCCTGTACAACCTCAGCAGAATAAAAGTTAAATTCCAACTGAGTCATACCGTTCCCTCACTATTTAGTTGATTTAGTTGCTCTTTAGTGCGGAAGTAGAAGGGGGCATATCGGTATTCGGATCGGTGCTTTGGATTGTACATGTATGCTACAGGCGTTTCGTTTTCCGCTACCGGACAATTCATGGTTACGCAGCTTGTTCGCGTAAGCAATAACCCTCCAGCCGGAGGCAGTCCATTGTGCCATTTGCCCCGCTGTGCGTCCTTGTCCGGTACCAGCACGGGAACATTGATCCGTTTTACCTCGTCTCTCGAAAGCCAACCATTTGCATTCGGCATATATTCTCACTCCCTTGGTAGAGGGGCAGCCTTAGCCGCCCCAAGGATGTATTAAGCAATGATGGTTACAAAACCGGATTCAATTTCATTTTTCAGTTCTTTTTCTAGAAACTCCTTAATACTTGCCATGGCCTGTAGCTTCCATGCTCCACCGTCCGCCTCAAACAGGGCTGCTTTCGGACCATTTTGCAAACGGAACACAAAGCTACATTCTGGTTGTGGGATATCAATAAACGTTCTGTACGGTTTCAGTTTAACGGGATTAGGAACCGTTACTTTTTCAAGACTGGCGACCCCGCTTTTGGCTGTTACCTGTTGCGTTACCCCATCGTCTGCGTAGGTATTGCCTGTTTCTTCCTTAACGTTCCCTACCAGCTTCAGCACAACATCCCGATCATCGTTTTTTACAAAGCAGGCTTGTAATTGGATGTTGAAGCTCTCTACATCCATGAAGCGTTCAAAATTAATATCTGGAAGTACAGCGGATGCATTTACCAACACGTTGCGGCGTTTGTCTCGGTTGAAGGTGCTGATAACTCGCACGTCAGTTTCACTAAGTACATGGACCAACACGGGGTCTACCTTGTCATAGTTTTCTTTCAGATACGTGACCATTGCGGAAAGAGTGTTAACTTTCAGCGTGGTAGTTGTTGGTTCTTCAATCGTGTTCAATGCACCAGTAGAAAACATTTGTCCGCCAACCTCTTTAATTTCCTTATTTGCCAAACCCGCGATATACTGCATTGCTTCTTTAATCATTTGTAATTCCTCCTATTTTTTGGTTTTATATTATTTAAAGCTAACCACATTACCTGTACCGGACTTTAATTCCCCTGTTTCCGGGTCAACCTCTTCTCCAGTACCAGTGCGGACAGTACCTTCATTATCAAAAAACGACTGATCCTCTTCACCGAAAATCAATTCCTTTGCTACCACATTCCCAGCGTTGTCAGTACCCATGATAAAGGTGGTATCCAATGGGTTATCTGGCGCTATGGTTGACTTGGTGGCAACAGTGGAATTAATGGTTTTCCGTTTTGCGTCCGGTTTAAGATTCACCGTTATTGTGATGCTGCGTGCAGCCGTTGCGGATGTATTAGGATCATCAATATTTTTCATGACACGATCCCACTCTTTATTAAATTTTTCTTGTAAACCACCCTGTACCAGCTTGCTTAATTCAACACGATTAATCATGTAAATACCTCCAAATAATTAATTTATAAGTACATATGTTTGGTTTAACGGCTGTGGAGGGCTGCGGCCTCTGTCCATACCGGGGCCTAATCAACAAACCATACTTTGTCTACTGCTTTAAGGTAATCGACTGGCACGCGTCCAGTAGGGACCAGGTAACCGTAAATATTTAAGTCGTCTTTGCTTATCGACTTTGGTCCTGACCCATTGTATTCCCTCCAGAAAAACGCCAACGACTGAAAAGGCAGCAAGTACGTTTCTCGAAAAGCGGTAAATTCTATAAGCAGGAAACTTATCCCCTTACCTATTCGGTGTTGCTTTTCCAAGTAATCATATTGATGTTGCTCCAGCATGCCCAGCGGGAAGCGTGACAAGGTTTTAATAGACTTTGCTTCAAACGCCACTGCCCGACCTCTGTAGGCCCCGTCATAATCCACGGTGGAGGATTTTTCGAAATATCCGTCCTTAACCCTGTGTCCGCTGGTCTTCGTTACCTTGACTGGCGTAGGACGTTTATTAATCACTGCCACATTAAGATGCTCGTACCGTTCATTGGAAAACTCAATCAGGTTTTCAAACCCCATACCCCTGTTCCCGTATATGCTCATGCCTTTACTCCCTTCACTGTCAGCACGTCAGGACGCGGCTTGATATATCCACAACGCACCTGATCCAATGCAATAATAATTACTTCTTGCCAGCTCTGACGCCCAAAGTGCTCACGAATTTCCTCTATTCCGCATCCTTTGCGCCACATATCGCGAAACTCCGCAAGATCATCCATAGGCCATATGAAATCCATTTCTTCACAAGCCACATACAAATTATTTTCTGGCCTCGTTCTGCCCATGAGCTCTTTCACCTCCGACCCGTCTTAATAGCTCCAATTCCGCATGAATCCGAATGTCATAATCAAGGAGCTCACCCTTTGCAATTGTATGAAGGAGCTCATTCGATTGCTTTTCCATGTATGAAGTTGATGTCACCTCTGCTCCCCCTTTCCTGATTCCATACGTTCAGCCAGCCGTAGCAATTCATCATATTCTTCTTGCGAAACCTCCGGAGCTGGATCTTGGTCCTGAACAATATCTATACTCGGCTTTTGTCCGCCCCGACCGTTGCCTTTGTTCGGTGACTTCTCCTTGGTCCAAGGTTCGTCTATACCCTCAGCCTTCCAATTTTTTAGAATGCCGTTGACATATGACATACTACGTTTTCCGGCAACTACTGCTTTTTTCATAGCTTCACATAGCCAGCGGTTACCATAGTCCTTTTCTAAGATTGCTATTTCATCGGCTATTAGAGGGCTGATTGTTCCAAAGCCTTCATTTTCAAATAATCTAAAAGGGTTATTCTCAATTTCAGGAAGACTACCACCAGAAATCTGTTCAGTTCCGTTCTCTTCCCTTCCCTTCTGTTCAGTTCTGTTCTCTTCTCTTCTGTTCTCTTCTAGAGGAATATTAGGGAAATTCCCGGAACTTCCGGGAAAGTCCAAAGGAGGGTCGGGAAATTTCGAGCGTGTTCGTTTATGCAATCCTTGTTGATGTGCTTCAAAATTGACCACTTGAACCACCTTTTGACCATCAGCTTCATACCATTCAATAAGGCCAGCAGACTGCAAACGGTGCAAAGACTCTTTCACATCAGAAACCAGCTTGTCCAGCATAGGCACAACTAGCGCTTTAACCTTGGCTGGCGACCCTGCCAAACGTCCAAAATCATCTGTGTGAGGAATCATCCACGTGAACAGCAACATATCGAATATGTCCGGCAGTTCATTAACTTTTTCTGAAATTGATATAACCTTAGAAATCATTCTCTTTTCAGCCATCCCTAACGCTTCCCTTCGATTCTGAGTTATTCCTAGAAGTTCCGGGAAGTTCCGGGAAGTTCATGACGTAATAATCTAATACCGCATTAATAGCTGTAGCGATAAAACGCCTTGCTCGTATACCATCTTGCGTACCATCCAACCAGCGATGACAGGGAATACAGACATGGATAAGGTCAGTGACCTTTGTTTTTTCATCAATATGTCCTCGCCCGGTCAAATGCGCCCGTTCCTCTGCCCAAGCTTTACCACAAAGCTCACATATTCCAGCAGATCGTTTTTTTAACTGCTGGTCTACTGTATTGCTTATGTCGCCTTTCTGACGTTGCGTATGCTTGATACGTTTACTGCTGGTTTGCTGCTTTTTACTGTATGGTTGAAAAGGTAAAGTCACGAACCACCACCCCCTATATGCATATCTACACGGAGCCGTAAGCGCAGTTCATAAAGGTGCTCAGAAACAGACTTAAACTCGTTTTTCCATAAAGTCATTCGTTCTAGGTCCTCGGCCTCCTGATCCCGAATATCCAAAACCGCCAAATCTGCCGCATTTTGCTTGTTCCCTCGCTTGGTATTACGCATCGTCTCAGCGTGAACCCTTTTCCGCAGGTTATAAGTCTGCATGTATCTACCGTGCATATAGGCAGACACACGGCCCATAAGCGTATGGGCTTGCGTAAGCAGTTCAATCTTCCGAATTAACGCACCGGGGGAATCATCGGTAAATGACTCCGCTGTATCCCGAATCCCTTGAATGTCCTGGATGTACTGTTTAATTTCCTTAATGTCCATACGCTTTCGGACTCCTGTTTCCATAAATTTAAAATCGTGTTATAATGCCGTTAATTGATTTGTAAAAGGAATCGTGTTGGTAGCACGATTATGGGTCTGTCCATTATGGACAGGCTTTTTTTATTTCTCTCTCCAGTCGAAACAGCCGGAAACTAAGTTCGTTTTGTTCCTTCAAAAATTTACGAGGATTGCGATTGTTAGCGAGAGCATCAAGTTTTTTATAACTTACATCATGTAGCTGTTCCCGAATGAGCTTGCACTCGTTTTGCTTATGCAGTACATCAATCTCCTGTTCAGTCAATTCAAGCAAATCCATGTCTAACGTAACTGTCCCACTAAGCAGACTGTTTACGTTGTATGCGGCCTCGAAATATGTGCTTCCTGGTACTTCTTGATAGCTTCGCAAGCCGGAAGCGTCTATTACTGGTATTAAGCGTGTTTCCAAACTGAACCCCCTCCTTTTGGCGTAATTCCGTTTCTAATTCCTCAATGGCTTCGTCAAAATAGTTTGTCTTGAGGGCAAGCCGCATTTGGTGCAGCTTGCTAAGACGCTTCCAGAGCATATGGCGCTCGGCTAATCTTTCAGGTGTCAATGTTCATGCTCCTTCCTTTTCCTTCTCAGCGATCCATTTATTAAGCGAAGTTTGACTAAAATAGATGCGCCCTCTTTGACGAAAATATGGTGTGCCTTCGTCTTTTATCATTTTTCTAAGGGTTGAATCTGAGACCTTTAAGTATAAACAGGCCTCTGAAAAATCGAATATATTTGCGTACAATCTACGTTCAATTTCAGCTTGTAATTCAGCTAACAATTCCTCACGCAAATCTCGTTTTATATCAGATCGGATAGATTCGAGCAGTTTAAGTGTCTCCATAATCATCACCCACTTGTATTTCCGTCATTTTAATAACGTTTAAATCCAGTTTCAAAGCAATAGCCAATCGGGATAACGCTTCGACGCTTGGCGTATACCGCCCATTCTCAATGTCTGAAATATAATTTCTTGATAAACTTGTCTTTGCCGAAACCTGATCTTGCCTTAGGCCCCTTGCCTTGCGACCTTTTTGTATAAACGACCCCAAGGCTTTCTTGTTAATCATCGTGTGTCACCTCCTGAATAAAATGTATAGTATTCACGACATTTTGTAAAAGCTTAAATACGCTTAAAAACGAGCATTTAAGAGAATTAAACCCATATTGTCGTTAATACACGTCATTTTGCTTTTATTTACTTGTATTTACGACATTAAAAGCATTGTATATCCGACTTTTTATAGTTATAATAATAAAAAAAGTCGGTATAACCGACTGAAAAGGAGAAAATACCTTGAGTATTGGTGAAATATTAAAACGTGAACGTAAGAAAAAAAAGATAACTCAACTAGAACTTTCTCAGAAAGCAAATATGTCCAGATCGTATATAGCAGATATAGAACGTGACAGATATAATCCAAGCGTTGAAACTTTAACATCACTTGCCCGAGCTTTAGAAATAAATCCTTCTGTATTTTTCAATGACCCAAAAACACCGGATTGGGCAACAAATAAAGATAACAAAGACCTAAAGGAACTATTACTGGGAAATGAAGATGTGCTATTCGATGGTGTGCCACTCACTGAAGAAGACAAAAGAAAATTAAATGACATTATGACCGGATTATTCTGGGATTCGAAACGTAAGCAAAACGGCGAGAAATAGAAAATAATACATATAAAAATACAACAGGCGGTTAATAGCACATTTTGCCGCCATAGGTTTTTTTAGCTACAAATAGAACATACGTTCCTTTAAGGGGGTGGTATATCCAAATACAGTTTTTTTACCAATAATAAGAAAGGTTGTTGTACATGGCTTGGACAGAACACTTAGGGGGTAACAAGTACAAATTAGTTGCCCGTGATCCATCGAAAGTAAATAAACCCAAACGGTCTGTTTCCGTTGACGTACCAAAAGAAATTGTTAAATCAGAGAGGAAAACAAAGCAGTGGCTTGCGCTTGAATTAGCAAAATGGGCTGAAAAGGTTGAAGCTGGTAAAGCGAAGAAGTCGGAGAAAGTCACGCTTAGGGATTTTGTACCAATCTGGAAAAAGGGGTACGCTGATAAAAACATGGGGAAATACACTCTTAAAACTAACATGTGGTACATTGAATCTTTCTTAATGCCTGAGTTTGGTAACGTGGGAATTGAAAAAATCACCACATTGCAACTAGTCACGTTTTTTGCAGATTTGAAACGTAAAGACGGCAAAGAATATGCAACAAATACAAAGCTAAATATCTTCAAGGCAGCTAAGTCCATCTTCGACGCAGCATTCACATGGGAAGTAATTACTAAAAATCCTATTGAGGGTGTTCAACGCCCCCGAGCTGGAAAGAAAGAAAAGAAAGCAATGCGTAGTGTGAAGAAATCATACAGCACTACAGAGGTTGAGACGCTTCTAGTAGCCTTATACAGCCTTCCTGACAGATGGAGGTTATATTTCACCGGGTCTATGCTTGGAGGATTTAGACGGGGCGAACTGTTGGCTATAGAATGGCCTGACGTAAGTTATGACAGCCAAGCAATTTGGATTGATAAACAGATAACATTTAACGAACAAGGTGAAAAAATCGAAGGTGAGGTTAAAACGGAAGAAAGTGAAGGATGGATCGCAATGCCAAAATGGTATATGGACCAGCTCAATGATTTTGAAAAAGAGTGGAAGAAAGAAGCAGCTCGCTGCAAAGAATGGAAAGGTGAAGACAAACAATATGTATTTCACAGTGGTCAGGGCGTAATGTACTATCCCACAACCCCTACCGTTACCTGGCGTAAGTTTCTTAAAAAACATAATCTTCCGCATGTAAAACTACATGGTTTACGGCATACCGCTGGTATGCTACTGAGAGAGACAGGGGCAGACCTGAAGACAATACAAGAACGATTAAGACATACCAAAATCGGGACTACAGCAGACATCTATACACACGCATCCGACATCATTAGTCGAGCAGCAGCAGACCGATTAGAATCGTTCGATCCAAACAAATGA